AGGAAGAAAATACAAAAGTACATAGTAAATATTTTGTAACAATTTAATTTTTTATTTTGGCTAACTTTTTGCGGACTTTTTGCGGACTTCTTGCGGACTTTTTGCTGACTTTTTGCGGACTTTTTGCTTTTAAATCAATTTTACAGAACACCGTTTTATTATCTAATGTAAAATACTACTCATTTATTGATACCAGATGCTTAATTATATCAAAGTTGTTCTGTCTATTTTGCCCATAATATATCCAATTGATTAAAGTTTTCTTTATTATTACATTTATTTATTATAATAATTTTATTTTATTAGCTTATTTTATGGAAAAAGTAGATATAATTTTACCTGAACCTATACATGCAAAAAAAATTTATGAAAAACTAGATCTTTTTGCGCAAGACAATTTAATACGTCGTTGGGCTGGTTATGATATAATTGATACACTATTTTATCTATATTTATTTAATAAATATAAAAATCAGTGTTTAGTAAAATATACAGGAGTTAGTTCAAATACTGCTTTAGGTGTTGAGTTACAAATTAAACAAAGAATGTCTAAAATAGATAAACAAATATATGAAATATATTTAAAGTTGATTTCTAATCAAGTCGCTAATTGTATTAAGAGAAATCAAACTAATATCGTTATTCCATTATATTTAAAGACTAAAGAAGGAGGACATGCTAATATTCTAATATATAGAAAACAAGGAAATATAATTGAACATTTTGAACCGCATGGCAGTAAATCTAGTTTTAATGATGAAAAAATAAATAAATTAGTAAATACAAAATTAAATGAATTTATAAGTATTTTAAATGAAATTTTAAAAAAAGACAAATTTCCAACTGTAAAGTTGATAACAGCAAATATTATATGTCCAAGAGTAAATGGACTTCAAGTTCTTGAAGATAATTCAAAATTAAAAAAAACTAAATTAGAGGAAGCTGGTTATTGTGCTGCGTGGAGTATGTTTTTTTCTGAATTAGCACTTAAAAATCCTAATGTATCAAGTGAAGAATTAATAAATATAATTTTTAAAAAACTAGACACGATGAACAGCGAAGAACAAAGAAATTATCTAAGAAAAGTTATTATTGGTTATGTTAATTTAATTTATGAAAAGATTGAAAAGTATTTTTCTTTTATAACTGGAACAAAATTATCAGTTGCTGATATTACAGAAATGCTTAAGAAAGGAAATTCTGCTTTATTTAAAAAAGACTATAATACAATTGTAAATATAGAAATTGCACTATTAAATAATCCAAATTTAACAAAAGAACAATATTTAGAACGATTAAGAAAACAAGAAATGCGTGCAACTGATGATTTAGAACTGGAAAAAATTAGACACAAAATAAATATATTAGAAAAGATGGGTATAATTTTAAATCCATCACCGGTAAGCAGTGAAAGTGTGAAGTCAAAAAAAAACATAAGTAGAACTCCATCTTCTAAGAATATTAGTATAAGAAAAAAACGAATAACTACAAAACCCCCTGTAGAACTTGAAGAAATAATTGTTGAAGAAGAAATAAAGAACCCGGTTTCTCCTAAAAGTATACCTACAACTAAAAAAGAATTTACTCCAATTGAATTAGAGACATCTTTTGTAATTACCCCTAATTGTCCAGAGGGTAAAATATTTAATCCTAAAAAGGGACGTTGTGTAAAAATAAGAACAAAAACTCAGAAAAAAATAAGTCCAACCCCCAGTTTAAAATCTAAAACAAAAAAAATGAACCCTTGTCCAAAAGGTAAAGAGAGAAATCCCGAAACAGGAAGATGTAGAAAAATTAAAGTATATCCACCCTGTCCGCCAGGTAAAGAACGGAATCCTATTACACACAGGTGTAAGAAAATATCACTTAAAAAGAAATAAAATTTTTAGTAAATGTAAATTATGATGATAAAATTAAAATAATTTTTAATTTAATGATTCAAATATAACAACAAACTAACAAGCATTATAAAAATGAATAATAATATTTCTGAAACCGCGGATGTTCCTAAGAAAAAGGTAAGCAGGTAAGCAAGAAAAAGATATTAATTATTGAAGAACATGTTCCCTTTATAAATAAGTTCAGTTTTCTGAAAATTTCATGAAGTGCGTAACAAGGTATCATTTCAGAGACAATTAATGAGAGTGTTTGGAAGGCAATTAACAGTCAAGTATTGGAATTGAGTGGTTGTGTAGTCATTATAGTAATATGTAGTATAGTTTTTATATTTATTATAAATCAATTTTAAATAAAATGTGGCGGGATATTTTCTTTACCAAAGGTTGCTTTGCTTTAAGTTGTTTTATTATATATTTTACTTTTTAATTTAAAGAACTAAAAACAGCAATTGTGTAAAAAATAATTATGATGATTAAATGTATATATTCGGCGAACATAAACATTTAATTATTAGTAATATTTGTAAAAGAATGAGGACACACTATACGATATGTGGATGAATGATAATATGACTAATAACATTAAATATGCGAAATGGAAACAATATGATTCTAAATAATATATGGAAATAAATAATTTGTTATAAACTAATAAATTCTAAAAATGAGTCTCATTTAAAACAATATTTTTTACAAAATAAAATTGAAATTCTTATTTATATTATACAAATAAGTATAATTATTCACACAAAACATCATCAAAATGAACTCTACTTTTACTAATGTTGCTCTCTTTATTAAAAGGGCTGAGGAATATCAAACCAAAGAATTTATTATTAATGTATTTGACTTAAATAATATAGGTAAGGTTAAAGAACTCAAATTTATAAAAAAAAGTGATCATTTTGGAAGAAACTATAACGGCGTTATTGTAATATTTGAACATTGGAATATGAACCAAAGAGTTCAAACTCTTTTCAGCGAAATGACTGCTTCTCCAGATGGCACAACCAAATTTTACTTTGAACCCCAACGCTACTGGATCATAAATGTTCATAGACAAAAGCTTTCTGAGTGTGAGGAAAGTGCAATTGTTGATTCCTCTTTATCTGATAAAGATAAAATTAATAAACTGGAAGAACTTGTAAAATCTATGTCATCCCAAATTTTCTACATGCAAAACAGACAGGAGAAGGCCGAACAAACTATGATGGTTTTGGAGCATAAAAATACTCATCATCACCTTGTTAATGAGGAACTTCGATTCCAACTTGTTCAAAAAGACTGGGAACATAAATCGGTAGAAGATGAACTTAACGAAGAAATTAAAAAATTACGCGAAGAAAACGAGATGTTGCGACATCGTTTAGCATTTAGCGCTATTGATTTAGCAAGAAAAGATTCTCAGTGCAAAAAACTTGAACAAGAGGTACAAGATGAAAGCTGTATTTTAGCTTATGTTGAAAATCAAGTACAAGAAATGAAGCAAATGCTACAAGCTGTTCTAGATACTGACCCAATAAAACCAGACATAAATACGTATATAAAAAAATATCTTTATTAGATAGTTTATTATGTTGTTAGTTTGTTGTAATTTTTAATTAATATTTTTTACATCAAATGTTTATAAAACGCAGAAGCAATAAATATTGCCAATAACATTGGAAATTGCCAACTACTAGTATATGTTGAAACATTAAAATAATAATTGTAGCTTCAAATATATATATATATATACTGTTTCTATTGTTGCTATAAATAAGCATAAAATAATAATCGGTTCTAGAAGTTTATTGAAATGCATAAACTAACAAGTAAAATATTACAAATATTATCTACACATGTAAACATTTTTATTTTTTATCATTATGTGCTAAGAATAATGATAAATAAACAAGATATAACTACTTCTAAAAATAGCCCATATTACAAAACTTGAGAAAAATCTTGGAATACATAGTATATCTCAACAGATTTATTTCTATTATTTTCTCTTTCTTCTTATAAAACTTTGGATAAATTTGGAATCTGTATTATTGTTTTGGACAACTTTTATTAAATAATGTATTTGACACAATATCATCAACTGAGTTCATATTGATATTAACAATATTATCTGTAGTTGTGGACATTTGCTATTATGTATTGTAAACTTAGTTATATTATAAACAACTTAAATATAAAAATATAACAACATATAAATGGGAGGAGAACATATCCCTGTATTAGTGTATGGTTTTATAACCGATATAATTTTTATGGAAGATGATGGTTTTAATATATGTGTTACATCTGATCCTGGAAGACCAATATATACATCTATTATTATACGAGAAAATGATATTACAAAAGTATTAGAAAAATATAATAGGTATGTATTAGAAAATCACAAAAGAATTAGTGAACTTGAAAAATGGGCAAAAGAAAAGAATGAAAAATACGATAGAAAATATGAATGTAAATGGCAATTAGCTTTGTGTGGTGAATTAGAATACTATGACTTTCAAACTGAAGAAGATATATTAATAGAAATGTCTGATTGTCATAGTGTTTAAGATGATGATAATGTATTTTTTCATAATCCAAATTAAATATTAAACTCTGGAATGCTATATAACTCTCCAACTTTGACGTATTTTGCAATAATTCTAGGGTTAACCTTACCTTGTATAATATCTTCTACTTGGTAAACATTAGAGGCGTTGTCAATATAATAAACAATGCCTTGGATATCTTGAGCCCAAACTTCAATCTTTTGTCCTTGCGGTTTTGGTTCTTCTTCTAAGCTACACACTCCGTGTGGTGTGCCTTTAAGATGAGTTCCGCAAAATTCAGTTGCGTTATCTTTACGTCTTCTAGTACATTGTTCTCCATTTGCTCTTTTGGCACAGCAACGTTCTGACAAATGAACAACATTTTTGACTCTTTTTCTCTTCATAAAATCTTCCTTTCCCAAATTAAGTCTTTCATAATCATAAATATATTGAACTAATTGGTGTAAGCTAGTATTTTTTGGTTCTAATTCAATTGCTTTGGCTTTTATATTTTCTTTAAAATCAGATAAATAGTTTTCAATCTTCTTATTAATACGGCGTTCCATTATGTTCTTTATATATTAATATATCTTTAGTTCAATTTTTTACATATATATATAT